ATGATCGGGCAAAACCCACAGGCCAAACAGATCATGGCCTCGCTACAGGCGCACATCGCCGAACACCTTGGGTTCTCTTATCGTCAGAAGATAGAAGAGAAGCTAGGCGCACCACTACCCGCTCCGAACGAGGAGATGCCGGAAGATATGGAAGTACAACTGTCACGTCTGGTCGCAGACGCAGGCAAGCAGCTTACACAGGCGAACCAACAGCAGGCGGCGCAACAGAAGGCTCAACAGCAGCAGCAAGACCCGATCATCCAGATGAAACAGGCCGAGCTGCAGATCAAGCAAGCCGAAGAGCAGCGTAAAGCAGCAAACGACCAAGCTGACGCGCAGATCAAACAAGCTGAAATGCAGTTAAAGCAGCAGAAGATGATGATCGACGCTAAAATTGACGTCAAGAAGCTGGAGTTGGACGAACAAGAGATCATGATTACCGCGCAAAAAGATGGGGTAAAGATGGCTTCGGACAGACGTGTAGCCAACGCTAAGATTGATCTTGAGATTGACCGTATGGCGCAGGCAGCACAGCAGCAAACACCACAAACACCTAAGAAGGAGTCATAACCTACCATGGCTAAAACCGTCTTTGACGTGCTTACACGAAAAATCGACGAGGACATCTCGTCTGCACAGAGTTTCTTAACCGCGGGATCGCCTAAAGATTACGCGAACTATAGGGAAGTTGTTGGTTTAATTCGGGGTCTCGAAACCAGCAAACAGTACGTGGAAGACCTCGCGAAGAACTATATGGAAAACGATGATGACTGATGAACCAGTTAAAATCAGCGACGCTGAATTGGAACTACAACTACCACGTCCCGTGGGCTACCGCGTCCTTGTTGCGCTACCGCAACCTGACGAAACCGTAGCAGGGACATCTATCCTGAAAACTGAAACCGCTAAAACCCAAGATCACATCATGTCCATCATTGGTTTGGTCGTCGATATGGGCGCTGGGGCCTACGCTGATAAAGAGCGTTTCCCTGACGGAGCTTGGTGTAAAGAAGGCGATTTCGTGATGTTCCGTATGAACTCAGGAACGCGTTTCACCATTGGCGGCATTGAGTACCGGCTTATGAACGACGACTCCGTAGAGGCCGTTGTGACTGATCCTAGTGGCATTCAGAGGGCATAGATATGGCATTTCAAAAAGTAGAGTTTGAGTTTGAAGATGAAGACGACAACAAGATGGCTATCGAAGAGTCTAGCGCAGTTGAGATTGACATCTCCGGTAAGAAAACTGCAGAAGAGTTTGCCGCAGATGCGGCTGACGATGACGATGACGATAATGCGGTTGAAGTGGAAATTGTTGATGATACGCCTAAAGCTGACCAAGGCCGTAAAGCCTCAGAGCCACCTACGGACGTCACTGATGAAGAGTTGGGAGACTATTCAGACAAAGTGCGTAAACGAATACAACACTTTTCTAAAGGCTATCACGATGAGCGTAGGGCTAAAGAAGAAGCTCTTCGCGCCAGTCAAGAGCTTGAGCGCGTCACTCAACAGCTTATCGCAGAGAATAAAACGCTAAAGGGCAACGTCAATAAGAACCAAACGGCTCTCCTTGCGCAGGCAAAAAAGAACGCCGAGAACGAGACCGCAGGCGCTAAACGAGCATACAAAGAAGCCTATGAGTCCGGTGACTCAGACGCGGTGCTCGCAGCACAAGAAAGTTTAACGAATGCTAAGATAAAGTCTGATAGACTAGCAAACTTCAAACTACCGGCTTTACAGGAAACACAAACTCCTGTACCCTCGCCAGTAGAACAGATCGCTCCGGCAGTACAAGTCGACGAACGAGCCGCGGGTTGGCAAAAGACCAATTCATGGTTTGGAGACGACGATGAGATGACAAGTTTGGCGCTGGGGCTGCACAACAAACTTGTCAAACAGGGCGTAAGCCCGCAGAGTGATGAATACTACGAGACGATTGATTCTCGTATGCGTCAGGTTTTCCCCGATAACTTCGAGGATGCCGAACCGAAGAAGCGAAAGACACAGGTGGTCGCCCCCGCAACGCGGAGCACAGCACCCAAGAAAGTGACGTTGACACGCACACAAGTCCAGCTCGCTAAACGGTTAGGGTTGACCCCCGAACAATACGCCAAACAGGTTGCAATAGATATGAGGAAACAATAATGGCTGAAAATCGCATCAATCGCGAGCTTGAAACTCGTGAACGTACCACTCGTAAGAAGTCTTGGTCGAGACCGGAGGTGTTACCATCTCCCAATCCAGAGGCTGGATACGATTATCACTGGGTCCGCGTGAGCACGCAGGGCCATGTAGACGCCACAAATGTTTCTTCAAAACTAAGAGAAGGTTGGGAGCCTGTAAAGGCATCGGATCACCCAGAAATTACCATGGTCGCCATTGAGATAGAGCGATTTAAAGACAACGTGGTTATTGGCGGTTTGATGTTGTGTAAGGCTCCAACGGAGTTAGTTGAAGAGCGGAATGAGTATTACTCAAACCAAGCAAAGTCTCAGATGCGCTCCGTAGATAACAACCTTATGAGAGAAAATGACCCTCGTATGCCTCTGTTTAATGAACGGAAAACGAAGGTTACTTTCGGTAAAGGAACTTAATTTTAGGAGCTTAAAATGGCTTATCCTACTGTTTCCGGTCCTTATGGACTGAAACCGGTCAACTTGGTCGGCGGGCAGGTATTCGCGGGGGCAACTCGTCAAATACCTATTGCTTCAGGCTACAACACGAATCTCCTTAACGGAGACCTTGTGAAGATCGTAGCTGCGGGCACACTCGAAAAAGATGCTGGCACTGCAACTGCAACTCCCGTAGGTGTATTCCTTGGTTGTAAGTACACTGACCCTAACTTGGGCTATGAGTTGTACAGCCAATATTTCCCTGCAAACACTGCAGCATCTGACATCGTTGCTTACGTAGCAGACGATCCTGACCAGCTTTATAAAGTTGCCGTTGTATCTGGTACAACTGTAATCGCTGGCGTAGGTCGCACTGTTGTAGGTAACAACGTGTCACTCGTTCAGAACGCAGGTTCAACCCAGTCTGGGAATTCGAGGGTCGCTGTACTTTCGACTTCAGCAGCCACCACGAACACTCTGCCAATTCGCGTCATCGACGTGGTAGCAGAGACAGCATCAGCCGCAAACACTTATGTCGAGCTGATTGTTAAGTTCAACTGGGGCATGCACCAGTATCAAAACGCAACCGGCGTATAGGAGAATAACTCATGGCAATTTCACGCGCCCAGCTACTTAAAGAGCTGCTCCCCGGCCTGAACGCACTGTTCGGAATGGAATACGCAAAATACGGTGACGAACACGCCGAGATTTATGAAACAGAGTCCTCAGACCGTTCATTTGAGGAGGAGACCAAACTATCAGGTTTCTCAGCAGCCCCAGTCAAAGACGAAGGCTCTGCAATCGAGTACGACAATGCGCAAGAAGCATGGTCCGCTCGTTATACACACGAAACCATTGCGATGGGTTTCTCAATCACTGAGGAAGCTATTGAGGATAACCTGTATGACTCATTGTCATCGCGTTATACTAAAGCATTGGCTCGTGCCATGGCTTACACCAAGCAAGTAAAAGCCGCTGCCATCCTTAACGGTGGTTTCGCGGGTACTACTTACGGTGACGGTCAGACGTTGTTCTCAACAGCGCACCCACTTGTTTCAGGTGGTACAAACTCGAACCGTCCAGCAGTTGCGGCTGATCTTAACGAAACTTCTCTTGAAGCGGCTGTTATTCAGATTTCCGGTTGGACAGACGAGCGTAGCTTGTTGATCGCTGCTCAACCACGCAAATTGATTATCCCGCCAGCACTGCAATTCGTTGCAACTCGCTTGTTGGATACCGAGGGTCGTGTAGGCACAGCGGACAACGACATCAACGCACTGCGTAACAACGGGTCAATCCCTGAAGGTTACTCAGTCAACCACTACTTGACAGACGTCAATGGTTGGTTCTTGATGACTGACGTTCCAAACGGTCTGAAGCACTTCACACGTAGCCCAATGGCTACCTCTATGGATGCTGACTTTGATACTGGCAACAGCCGCTACAAAGCCCGTGAGCGTTATAGCTTCGGTGTATCTGACCCACTGGGTATCTACGGTTCTCCCGGCGCATAAGCTGGAAGACACAGTACAAGAGAGGGGCTGCTTCGGTGGCCCCTTTTCTTATTGTTGACTTATTACGTTACACAGTGGTAGATTGGTGTTATCGGGACTATCCCGTGAATCTGACAGGCCCGACTGACGACATGCAGACAGATTCACTTAACTCGCATGTGAGGACATATTCATGGCGAATACCACCTTTTCAGGTCCAGTGACTTCGACCGCTGGTTTTATCGGCGACATCGTCGTTCCAACTTACACAGTCGCAAACGCTCCTTCCGCCGCTACAGCCGGTGCGGGTACAGTCGTTTACGTATCTAACGGCGCAGCCGGTTCCGCTATCCTAGCCTTCTCTGACGGCACAAACTGGAAGCGTTCTGACACAGGTGCCACAATCGCAGCATCATAAGGAGTTAGGTTATGAGTAGATTCAAACCAGCTTCCGCTGAAGAACTTGCTGCCCGCGGGTTAAATCCTGACGGCACTCCCGCAAAAAAAGCGGCCCCTAAAAAAGTGGTGAAGAGTTCTTCCGCTAAGAAGAAGGAATAACGGATGTCTAATTCAGACGTACAGTCAAAACGGGTTACTGCGGCAGCATCTTTGGGTGTGGGTCCAGCTCGTATTCGACAAGTTCAGGTGCTGACTACAGCAGGTGGCGCTGGTCGTCTAACCATCACCGATGGTTCTGGTGGTCGTACTGTGCTTGATCTTGACTTCCTAGCTTCAGATTCTCACTCTGTTAACATCCCAGATTGGGGTCTTCGGTGTAAGGATGATGTACTTATCACGGCGATGACCAACATCAGCGCCATGACAGTGTTCTATAGCTAGAGGTGCGCTATGCGGTGCTATTATAAAGAAGGTGGGGGCGTAAAATCCCCCGCTTGGACCCGCAAAGAGGGTAAAAGTGAGTCCGGTGGCCTCAATGCTAAAGGCGTCGCCAGCTACCGGAAAGCTAACCCCGGCAGTAAGTTAAAGACTGCTGTCACCAAAAAGCCAAGCGAGTTAAAGAAGGGGTCGAAAGACGCTGGACGCCGCAAATCGTTTTGTGCCCGTATGAAGGGCATGAAAGCAAAGAATACTAGCTCTAAGACGGCCAGCGACCCAGACAGCCGGATTAACAAGAGCTTACGAAAGTGGAACTGTTAGATGACTATAGGCAGAACACAAATGGGTACACAGTTACAAGGGAACCGTAGAATGAAAAAATATCAATCTGGAATGGGTGTTACGAGTTCACCGCGCCCAATGAAGCGTCCTAAATCAGTTGAAGAAGCCGCAGCTAAGAAAAAACGCATGGAAGAGCTGAGAAAGAAACAAGGCATGGGTATGATGCCAAAAGAAGGCGAAATGTCTACTCGCAGCCCTATGGGGCCTATGTCACCCCCGCAGCCAACAATCGGTGAAGAAATGCCTGCAGGTAAGATGATGCCTCCCGGCATGAAGTCTGGCGGTAGTGTTCGCGGTTACGGTAAGGCCCGTGGCGGCAAAGCCTGCAAGATGCGCTAAGGATATATTATGACAACATCGGGCACCACAGCGTTCAATATGGACTTCACGGAGATCGCGGAGGAAGCATGGGAACGTGCGGGTCGCGAGATGCGTTCTGGATATGACCTACGTACCGCCCGACGTTCTATGAACTTGATGACAATCGAGTGGCAGAACCGTGGCATCAACATGTGGACCATTGATTCTGGTACAATAAACCTAGTAGATGGTACGTCTCGCTACTCGCTACCAGCAGACACCATTGATTTGATGGAACACCAAATACGTACCAACAGTGGTAACACCACTACACAATCCGACCTTACTATAAGCCGAATCAGTGTAAGTACGTACGCCTCTATACCAAACAAGTTATCCAGAGGCCGTCCTATTCAGTTGTATGTAGAACGGTTACGGGATGAACCTCATGTTAACGTGTGGCCTGTGCCGGATAATAACGGTTACGTGCTGTATTACTGGCGTATGCGTCGCGTCCAAGATGCTGGCGCTGGTTCCCAAACCGCTGATATGAACTTCCGGTTCTTCCCGTGTCTCGTAGCGGGGTTGGCGTTCCATATCGCCACCAAAGTACCTGAGTTGGTAGAACGCATCCCCATGCTGAAGTCTATGTATGACGAACAGTTTGAGCTGGCTGCGGGCGAAGATAGGGAAAAAACGTCTGCACGGTTCGTACCGAGAATGGGTAGGGTTGGGTAATGGGCAACCAGTTTGCATCTTCTCAACGGGTTATAGCGCTCTGCGATGTGTGCGGGTTCCAGTATAAGTTACGAGAACTCAAAAACCTGTTTGTTAAGGGTAGAGATACAAACGTAAAAGCCTGTCGTGAATGCTGGAATCCAGATCAACCACAGTTGCGTTTGGGAGAGTTTCCAGTCAACGACCCTCAAGCTATACGCGACCCGCGGGTCGACCAGAGCCTTGGTCCGTCGGGGGATACCAGTAGCCGGGGCATTCAGTGGGGGTGGAACCCTGTAGGTGGTGGTAACGATCCCTACAGCCTAACACCAAACACGTTAGTTTGCACTGGAACTATAGGTCAAATTACAGTAAGTGTAACATAGGAGTGATGATATGAAAGTTTTTGACATGAAGGAACCCAAGGTTATTAAGGCCAAAGGTGTTCAGCCGTGCGGTCACGCACCGAAGGCTAGCATGAAGGGCGTTAAAACTACGGGTATCAAAGTTCGTGGTACGGGTGCGGCTACAAAGGGCCTTATGGCTCGCGGGCCTATGGGGTAAGTTATGAACTATACCGAGCTGAAAACTAACATCCAAGACATTTGTGAACACTCTTTCACCGATGGACAGCTCGCTATGTTCACAGAACAAGCGGAACAGAAAATATACAACACGGTGCAGATACCTGCCCTGCGTAGGAATGTTACTGGGTCCGTCACGACAAATAACAAATACCTTAGCGTGCCCACAGATTTTCTGTACACGTACTCACTTGCGCTAGTCGACGCCAGCGGAGAGTACCGGTACATGATTAACAAAGATGTAAATTTCATTAGAGAAGCGTACCCTACACCTACTTCGATAGGGTTTCCAAAGCACTATGCTTACTTCGATGATGATTCTTTTATACTAGGGCCAACTCCAAGCGGTAATTACGATGCGGAATTGCATTACGGGTACTACCCTGAGTCTATTGTGACAGCGCAAACCACATGGTTGGGCACTGAGTTTGACAGCGCCCTGCTAAATGGCGCGTTGATTGAAGCCATTCGTTTCCTAAAAGGTGAGCCGGATGTGATTCAAACCTACGAAAAAATGTACTTGCAATCCATAACGTTACTGAAAAACCTCGGTGACGGCAAACTACGTGAAGACGCATACCGCTCGGGGCAGTTCCGAGTTCCAGTAAGTTAATCTAAGGAGACTAGAAATGGCTATAACACAGGCGATGTGTACCAGTTTTAAGCAAGCCCTGCTTGATGGTGAAATGGACTTTAGCAGCAATACAGCGCAAACATTTAAAATTGCGTTGTACACCTCATCCGCGTCTTTGGATGCGGCGACCGCGGCCTACACGACTTCTAACGAAGTTACAGGTACGGGGTACAGCGCAGGTGGTAATACACTGACTATCTCGACGAACCCCACAAACGGCGGATCGGGTACTACGGTGTTCCTTAGCTTTGCTAATACTACGTGGACCTCTTCCACTATTACAGCGCGTGGGGCACTCGTGTATCAATCCGGTGGTGGTAATCCTTCCGTCGCAGTGTTGGACTTCGGGGCAGATAAATCATCTTCAAACGGTGATTTCCAGATTCAATTCCCTACCGCGGACGCCACCAGTGCTATTATTCGTATAGCGTAAAGAAGTTATTGGAGGCACCTAATGCCAGTATTAACAAATAGAGCTTACGTTGCTACGAGCACTACCGGTACCGGGACGCTAACTCTGGGGGGTGCCATTGCGGGGTATCAAACCTTCGCGGCTTCCGGCGTCTCCAATGGGGACGAAGTGCGCTATACGATACTGGATGGGTCAAACTGGGAGATTGGTGCCGGGACTTACACGGCTAGTGGCACTACGTTGTCTCGAACTCCCAGTGAGAGTTCTA